GAAACTGCATTGGAGTTGGATTAGGTAGGTTAAGGTGCTTCCACACTATAAAGAGAAACTGCTTAAAGTCTCCCTTTATACGTTCAATATCACTCTCCATCTACTATCTCCTCAGGCTCTGCTATGATTTCTCCATATTTGTTTAGCTTAGGTAGTCTTGGCATATTCTGTGCTAACTCTGCAAGAAACTCATTAGGGTCTTTAGCAACGTCAAGGTCTCTTAAGGTAAAGCCATTATCCTTTAGGAGTGTTATAGCATTTCTTATGTCCTTGCTATCTGCTTCGCCTCTCTTTAGCTTATCAATGGTATCTTTTAGAGTTAGCTCCATTATGTCTATGAATAGACCTTGTATTCTCTCTTTTGCTTCATTCATACTGCTTTTGCTCTCCTTATCCATCCTCTTTCGTTTATAGCAAGGCTAGGGTTTTTCTCAATAAGTGATTGATAATAGGCAACTTCAAGTCTATCATAACCCAAGTCAAAGGCTAGCATATCATAGTCATTTATAGCCTTTATAGTCTTTTCTCCTATGACACCATCAACACTTACCCCTACAAGCTTTTGAGCTGCTTTGATAGCGTTGTGATGACCTGCATTAACACCAAAGATAAACATCTCGTTTGCCTTTATGTTGTCATTGATGTAGTCTAGCTTCATAACATCCCAAAACTCAGCCTTATAAAACTTATATACCTGTGCTTTTAGCTCTTCATCTTTAGATAAGATAACGCTAGCTCTCTCTAGGTTTCCTGTGGCTTCTATGGCTTGGCTTACCTTATCCCAGCCTATCCAAGATGGGTGTGCGTACTTGTAGATACCATAAAAGGTTACGTCCTTTTCATTAGAGTTCTTATGGAGTATATTAGAAGGGGAGTTAAACTCTAAGGTCTCTAAGAGTGCCATAGCTTCTTTAAAGTTAGACATTAGCTCTCTCCTTAAACTTTACTCTCTCTTTATGCTCCCCTTTCTTACCAAGATTAAAGCTCTCTATTGGTCTGTGATAACCCATAACCCTAGTATAGATAACACACCTTGTTCTCTTACTATCATCTAGTTTAACCATTTATCATCATCCTCCTCCATACTTCTTCTTTGTCTAACCACAGGTGGTACAACTGCTTGGTAAGATATGTTACTACCTTGATTAAACCTGACCTCTTTACAGCAGTCGTGAATATCGTTAGTCTTGCTTTTGATATCCTTTAGGTCACTTCTGATTTCACTATTTAAATCCCTTGAATAATCCAAAGCTTGTTTAAACAGCTCATTACTTACCTTTCCGTTCTCTGCTAGTTGGTGCATAGGCTCTTTAAGAGACTTAATGGTATATACACAAAACCCAACTAGCCCAAATACAACCAAGATTAATATACCAACAACCCCTAGCTTATCCGCTTGTAAAGCAAAGTCTAGGACTTGTCCTACATTATTGCTGTCCATCCCTGTTCCTTTCATACTTTTTTATATCCTCTAGCTGCCCTATACACTTCTCATAACCGCTATAAACATCTATTAGTAACACCCCTGCTTCGCTTTGGTTTGTTACGTTTCTATCTGCAATCATAGGGGTTTCAAGAAGGTAGCTTGGTATCTTGTCATACTTATTTGCTACTTCCTTGCTTGCGCAACCCATCAAGCACATAAGAAACACTGATGTCAAGAGCATTAGACATATCCTTTTTGTCCTCATATAGCACCCTTTCTTTGACTTTATTTGCTTTTATCTCTATTACTTGCCTTTGTTTGCTGGCTTTCTCTATTGCTTCTAGTTTGAGATTTATGAGCCTATCTTGTTCGTTTATCTCATCTTTTAACTTTTGGTTCATCTCATCACTAGACTTTAGCCTCTCCTTTGTGACACTTAGCTCATTATCTAGGCTTTGATACCTATACCCAAGAAACAAAGTGGTAAGCAGCAAAAAGCCACTAAGATATAAACTAGGACTTAGCACTTGTATCTCTCCCATATTTGATTATGTGATAGGCTCTTACGCTGTAATAGAAAAGCAGTATCTTCCATTTAGATACACCTAAGAGCTCCAAGAGTTCCCTAAAGGTATCATCAGCCACTTTAAAGTCACTATTGTTGCCTAGCTTTATATAAAGTCTTAATGCATCATCTGTTAAGTAATCGTGTATCACAGAAGCCGTTAGATACTCAGGGCTATAAGGCTCAAACATCCACCAAAATATTCTAGGGATACTTGCACCATCTGTTATGTAGCCCGCAGGTATGTCTATGTCTTTATACTTAAACGGACTAGCTGTCTCAAAGTTATCCTTACCAAAAGGCTTAACTACTATTCTTTGTAACTTCTCAGCCATTATGCGCCTCCTCAAGTGTTGGCATCTCTGCTAAAATCTCATCAAAACTCTTAGGCATCTTATGCTTACCCTCAGCAATAGCATTTAGCAAGCCATAGCCATACTTCCAAACCCTAGCTCTCCAAATACCAAAGGCTTCTCCTTCTGCTCTAAAGTCATTGTCATAGCCTGCATAAGAGCAAGCAGAGAGTATGTCATCGTATCCTTTCTCTCTTGCCTTAGCATCTAAAAGCTCTTGGGTCTTTTCTTTAAAGAGTGCTGTAAGTTCCTCTAGGTTCTTGCTTACTATCTCATAAGATATTACATAAGTGTCTCCTTTGACTTCACTAGACTGCACCACCTTTTTAAACTCATCTATGTTTGCTGGGTAGTCCTTGTAGATTACCTTTAGATACCCTAGCTCTTTTAGCTCTTTATCATCTAAAAACTTTGTATAAAGAGTACCCTTATCTGTTATGACGTAAGGGGTCTCTGCTACAAGGTCATCCTTTAAACTATATAGTTCCATTTATCCCTCCTTTTAAAGACTTAAAAGCGAAAGAGAAGACAATGTTAAGTTTATAAACTCTTTATTGCCTCCTGTCGCCTGTTCTGTGGCTCTCATTACAAGGTAAGTATCTTTTTTATAAACCCATACACTCGTTTTGTAAGCCCTTCTACTCCCTGTTGAGTTTTCAGTAGGTGTTAGCGTGATAGTCCCTTGTAGAAATCCTGAGCCACCTAAAGAGGTAGTCTGTGCCCTAAAACGCTTATTAGCTAAGGTGTCACTCCAATCCCCTATAATAAACTCTACGTTTCGCTTTGACTTAGGGATAACAAAGTTAGGGGCTGTAAGATTATCATAGGAGTTATACTCTCCCTTAGCATATAGGCTATTCCCTCTTGTATTGAAGTAATCATCTCCCCCTTTATCTCCTCTTTTAAATACCAAAGAGAAAGTAGAGTTAGTGTCATTAAGAAAATCCTCAGAAAAAGAAACTTCTAGCATATCTTTTTCTGCATAAGCAGATATTCCTTTTACAGAAAGAAGCACAGATGCTTCAACATTATAGCCTTTGAGGGGATATTGCATTCTATCACTTGCGATAGAGCTAGATAGTTCTTTAGAGCTTCCCTTATACAAGAAGCGAAGTTTATCTTCACTTCTCCATATATAGCCTAGAATTACGGACTTACTAAAATCTCCATTTTCTAAAAGCCATAATGTACTTCCCTCTGAGAAAAAGCGATAGTTTAAAGAGATGTATAGGCGACGCCTTTTAACACCACTATACTCATAAGTGTTCCCAACCTTTGCTTTAAGCACCTCTTTTGTTAAGGTATGCTGCTCCCCTTTTGCAAGGTTTAGCTCTATGCTAGCTTGAGTATTAAAATATTTAGGGGTCATCAAAGCAGGCTTACCATCTGTATAGCCACCACCACAACCTATCATAAAGCTCATTATGCCCTCCCCATATATACTTCGCTTGCACTAGCTATGAAGTAAGAAAAGACTTCAGTTTCTCCTAAATCAGTTGGCACTTCTCTCCATTTTATATTGCTATTCCAGCTTTCTATTCTATTAGCCCCTTTAACAACTATAACACCACCCTGTCCTACGCCAAACTGAGTTGGCCAAAAAGAAAAATCTCCACGTATGCTGTCTAAGGTTATTATGAAGTTTTTACCTTTCCGAGGGTCAATACTCATCTCATTAGAAAGCTCCACAATATTCTCAGTATAGGGCAAGAGGTCAAGAGTTATTTTTCCCTTAGCATCTAGTCCTGCATAGCCATTTGGTTTGTTCCTAGGGGGTATGTTTGCTCTAATATCATTTAAGCCTTTCTCTGTGATTTTCTTATCAGCATAATAATTATCTAAATATCCTTTAATGTCACGGGCTCTAACTTTATATAGTGAATTATTGAAAAACACACCAAAAGTATAGTCATAGTTATTTTTTTCAAGGAATATATCATACGCAGGAGACGTTATGGAGGTGTATGAGGCTATCGTTCCAACAGATATAAAACCATCTTGCCCTCTCTTAACAACCTTATTTGCTTCATTACCTGTGCTAGCTTCACTCTTCGCTAGATACCTATTGTCGCTCTCAGTCTTTCCATAGGCATCAACCTCTTGGGAGTTTATAAAGTCCTTAATAGACATAGACCTAAGCAGACCCTCTCCAGTATCTCTTACAATAAATCTCCACTTATCAGTAGCTAAAGAGCTCTTTATGTCACTCACTTCAGCTTTAGTTGTAGCATTAAGATAGACATTAGTTGCATAGATATTGCCCTGAGCGTTTCTTTTTACAAGCTTGCCAGCTGTGTTGCCCTCAGCTGCATCACTCTCTCTTAGCACCCCTTGCAACAAGTTGTTTATCTTATTACTAGAATAGGTTTGAGCTACACCTGCTTGGCTGTCATTAATAAGCCCTGATTTGTTTAGGCTCTCTAGGCTACTCTTTAGGGTCTCTAGGCTAGCTTTAAGAGCGTTTAGCTCAGTTTGCTTACCTCTAAAATCAGCTATAATGCCCCTTATGTCGGTTAGAGCTGTACTAGCTTGGCTAAGGGCTTCATTAGCTTTTGTGTCTATGCTAGCTTTAGTTGTGGCAATCTCTTGCTTTGTTCTTGTAGCCACATCCCTTATATCTAGTTTAGTAGCATTACCTAAGTTTGTTAAGTCCTGCTTAGCATTGTTATAGGTAAGCAAGATGTCTGTACTCTTTGAGGTAACATCTGCTAGCACACTTCTAACACTATCTAAGTTTGCTTTGACTTCAACAGCCTTACCTTCAACATCTCCTTTAAGCTCTTTAGCTTTTGCATAGTCAGTGTTGAAGTTATCTATCTTTGTCTTAGCTTGCTCTAGCTGTGCTAAGGCACTCTCTAGCTTTGCTTTGGTCTCTTCAGCTCTGCTCTTTGTCTCTGCACTAAGTACCTTTAGCTCTTCGCCTGTTTGCTCTATGCTTGCTTTATCAGCATTAAACTTAACTAGCTTAGTATCTAGCTCAGCACTCTTAGCTGTTGCACTCTCTCCTAGCTTAGTTACAGCGTCCTTCTCATCTTTAAAATACTTTGTAGCCCAAGACTTGTTAATGGCATCCTTATCATCCACAGGGTCAGCCACATAGGTAAGCCTTGAGCTTCTTGTATCAACTACTTTACTTCCATCAGGCAAAGGAGAGATTTTAAGAAACCTCTCTTCTGCATCTGCTATCTTTTGTGTAGTCTTATTTTTCCTAAAGACTTCATCAATCATTGCCTCTCCTTAACATCCATAGTGGTTGTTGTCTGTTAGCTTCATTTGCAAGTGCAGGGTCAAACCTTGTCTGCATATCTTTTTCTAGTCTCTCTTTAACTTTGTCTAGTTTCTCTTCTTCTCTAGTTATATAAATCTGTTTAGCACTAGAGTAAAAGGTTGTGATAATGTCTTGCAAGAAAGCAGCCTTGTCGCTATCAAGAGCTAAAGCTTGGTAGCTAGGGTTATTCATAACATCTATGAGCTTCTCTTTAAGTCCTAGCTCTTTTACTATGCCTCTTATAATGGTCTTATCAGCAGCTTCTATTGGTAGCTTTACACCATTAAACTCCATAGTATTTCCCTTTAGTGGGTCAGTACCAACGCCTAAGCTTGCTAGTTCATACTCGATAGAGCTTCTATCAAAGGTAGCTGTATTTGTAACACCTAAAAACATTCGCTCAGCCTTAGGGCTTGGCTCTCCAAAGAGGTTAAGGGCTTTTGGCATCTCTCCAAAAGGTAAGCTAGCTGTTATGTAGTCACGAAACTTTTGCTTCTCTGTCTTGCTATCATCTAGCCAATACTCTCTTATCCTTCTATTTAAGGCACTATAAGGCACACGAGCACCTAAGAGGTTATAAGACCACTTAACTACCTTTTGTCCTTTCTCTTCGTTAGGGTCTGAAAACAACTCTATGAAGTCCTTAGCACCTTTCATATAAGACTTGTTTGTTGCAGTCTTAATAAATGCACCTGTTAGAGCAGCTAAGAAGCTCTCATCTTGCTCTGGGTCACTCTCGACCTTATCCCAAGCACTAAGCACATTAGATACTAGAGCTATGTTTGATGAAAGTGGGTCAAGTCCTTCGAAGCTATAAGCTCTATCTCCTACTATGATGCTGTTTTCAGGTATGCTTGCTAGACCTAAAGCCTTGCTTTGCTTTGTATCTGTTGCTGATAGGATGATGCCGTTTCTATATAGCTCCCATATAGCCCCTATAATCATAGAGCTTACAACTACTTGAGATATAGCCATAGCCTTTCTAGTGCCTCCAGCTGCAAAGTCTCCTAGCCACTCTCTACTAAAGAAGGTAAATGGAGGTATGCGTCTTAACATCTCTTTTGTAATGTTTGCTGGAGTTGTCCTAAAAGGCACTACTAATCTAGCAACTGTTTTCATAACTATATTAGGGCTATTTGACATATCTTGTAGCCATCTTAAAGGTTGGTTAATCCCTAATGAGCCATTAGCTAATGCGTGATACACAGGCTGTGTGAGTTTGTCAAAAGGATTTGATACAGATGTAGGAGTAGTAAATGTAGCCCTTCTAGCCATATCTATCGCTCTTTGATACTGCTTAGTAGTAGGGTTATTTACAAAGTTACTAATAAACTCAGCCTGCTCCATCTTAGAGCCAAACTTAAGCCCTTGTTCGTTCATAGTCTCAGCAGCTTGTCTATATAACTCTCCCTTATAAGATATGTTTTTAAAGACCTCATCAACTCCTGTAAGAGCCCTAAAGATAAAGTTATAGGTTAGGTCTGAAACATAGTCCTTTATGTCACTTGCTACTCTTTGCTCCTTTGGTATGAGCCTACCCTCTTCATCAAACATCTTGCCAAAGACACCTCTAACATTAGCTGTGAGTGCTTCGTTCCATTTCTCTCCCACATCTAGTATAGGTTTATTTGTCAAGAAGGCTTTTATAGCATTTCCGTTCTTACCATCTTTAGAGTATTTAGCAAGCTTTAGGCTATCTTTAGCTCCTGCTACAAAGCCAGCCCACTTGTAGTAATATTCTTTAAAGTGCTTAAGGTCTCTATCTGCAATAGACCTACCTGCTAAAGCTGTAAGGTGCTCTATCTCTCTTAAGCCTATCATTGTAAGGTTGCCTAGCACGTTCTTTATATGTGTCTGAGGACTTGATAGCATAGCTCCTTGACCCATACCCATAACTACATCATACCAAGAGCCTCCTCGAGATGCCTTTCTAGTAACAGCAGCTCCCTCTTTAACACTCATCTCATATCTTTCAGCAAAGAGGTCAAGCTCTTTGTTTATCTGTGCTAAGCCACCTAAGCTATCTACGTTTGCTTGTAGCTCCTCTGTTGGTAGGTCTTTTAGTCTTATAGGTTTATTTAATAGCTTATGAGCGTTCAAGCCTCTACCTATCTCAGAGCTTATGCCTTTAAACATATCTTGCATACGTCCGTGCTGAAGCATCTTAGTATATAGCTCAGTAGCCTCTGCAATATCTGAAGCTCCTCTTTCTTTGTAGCTTTTGATACCCTCAAACAAGTCCTTACCAAAATCATTTAAAGTTCTGCCAATGGCTACAACCTTAGCGTTGATGTTTTGCACGCCCTTATAAGCGTTCTTAACAAAGTCCATATCAACATCATAGGTGTTAGAGATTTCTTCAACTTCTTTATGGGTTACCTTAGCTTTGTTTAGGTTAGCCTCTAGCTCATCAACGTGGCTTACTACGTCCTCTTTTGTTACAAGCTTATCTGCTACGCTCTTAGGCTGCTCTACTTCTACCTTAGTAGGCTCAACCTCTTTACCCATAAGCTTAGCTTCCCTTTTGGTATCTATGGCTTCTTGTAGGCTCTTAGCCTCTTCTTCACTCTTTGGAGTAACTTTAGGGCTTTCTTTAGGTGCTTTTAGACCTGTGCTATCAATAGCTTTTTCTATCTCTTTTTCATAGATAGCTCCTGAGCCATTAGCTTTTAGGACAGCTGATTTCTTAATACCACCTATAACTTTAAAGATACTCTCTGCAAATGCACCAAGCCCTAAGTTCTCTATGGTCTGCTTAGTTCTAAGTAGCACTGCACTATCTCCCTCTTTAGCTCTTAAAGCTTCAGCTATGGCATTATCAAGGGGAGTGCCTTTTACTAGGTCACTAACCTTAGTATCTTTACCATCAAAGGCTGTAAAATCTACTACTGCACCTCTTGCCATACCAAGCACTGCTGGGTTTTTAATAGTATTTGCAAAAGCTCCTGCTTTAGCTATACCAGTATAAGGGATTAAGAATTGAGAGAGGGTTCTCATAGCCTCTCCAAAGCTATCTTTATCTTTTGGGAGTATCTTAGAGAAGTCTATGATGTCCTTTTCGTTTGGGTCATCAGGGTAAAGAGACTTTTGGTGCTCTATCATATCCCCTAAGTTCTTACCACTCCATACATCATCAGCCCAAATCTTAGCCCTATCAGGTAGTCTTGAAAGACCCTTTATGCTATCTACTGCTAGGTCTTTAGTATTTTCAACTGCATCTAATGCTCCACCCATAGCGTTATAGCCAACCTCAGCTAGATAGTATCTAAACTTATTTGAGTGATACTCTTCATATCTAGTAGCATCAAGCTCAGTCATACGCCCTGAGTTATAAAGGGTGTTGGCATCTTCAGGGCTAAGCTCAAGCAGTCCTTTGTTTCTAAAGTTATACCCAGCCCTTGCCATATAAGCTCCCTCTTTATCTAGCAGACCCTTTTTATAAAGCACATAAGCATCATCAGGCGAGCTTATGCTAAAGGGGTCTGCTACTTTACCTTGTTCGTTTAAGGGATAATCAGGGGTGGGAGTATTTTCAATAGAGATGCCTAGCTTCTTTCTTATCTGCATAGGGCTAGGCATAGAAGCTTCTTTAGTTAGCCCTCCCACATCATCTAGTGAAGAAGCTTTCGTCGAGGTCATCTCCTGTGCCTCTTTGGTCGGTAGATTTAGTGTTGTCAAATCTGCCACTTCTGATAGATTGTGTTTTACCTCCATTTGCTTTATCCTTTTTAGTTGTCTCTCTTCCTATATATTCAGGTCTTATAAGTCCAGTATCATCATCTATAACCCTATCAGTTAAATCATCTAAGAAGTCATTTATCTCAGGCACACTCACTTTTCTTTGCTCTTGTTGAGCCTTATAGATAAACTTAGTAACCTCTCTATCTACTAGCTGAAGAGCCTTTGTAGCATCCCCTCTCATATTTTGATTAAGCTTATCTAATGTAGTTTTACCTATGCGGTCATTTAAGGCTTCTTTGCCTGACATAAGGGCTTTCCACTCAGCTGTATTGCTACCTAAGCCTATACTCTTTAAGCTTGTCTCTGTATCACCTATGCTCTTTACTAAGCTTGTGTAGTCAGTTTTTGTAAGATACCCTTTGTTAGCCTCAACATCATCAAAGCTCAGATTACCTGTTTGGTTTTTCCTTAGTAACCTTGTATAAGCCTCAGTATTTGTTGTCTCTGCAAAGCCAGCGTTTTGACTAAGGCTAACACCAAACTTCATAAGCCTTGCTCCATCCTCGCCATTTATTGCTCCGCTTTGGACTGCCTGAGCTACCATATAAGGGAGGGATTTAGCATATTTGACTTTACTTGCCTCATCTAACGTGTCATAAGTATAAGCCTGCATCCACATATTAGCTGCATTCTTTTCTTGAGCTTTCTTAAGTAAAGCTTCTTGTTCTTTTCTATACTCTTCTTTAGCCTTTATACTTTGAGCCTCTAGGTTATCCATCATATCCTTGTAAGGCATAGAGATAGCTCCAGTCTTAGGGTTACTACCAACTACTGTGTCATAAAGTAGATTGCCATCAGCACCCCTAAGCCCTCTTAGGCTGTAAAGGATTGCATCAGCTTTCTTGAAGTTACCCTCATTTACAGAGGCTAGCATCTTATCTCCTGCTCTATTAACTACAAAGGTAGCTAACTCATTGGGACTAAGCCAAGAGCCTCCTTCGCTCTCTCTTGTTTGAGCTGAGATTGAGTTCATAGTCTCTTGAAAGGACATAGGGTTTAGCTCTCCCTTATCAAACATACTATCAACGTAGTAATTAACAAGTGTGCTAGTAGAGTTTAAGAGCTTTGTCTTTCTATCCTCTATGTATGCTTTGTTGTAGGCTTCTTCTCCCTCTAGGAGTGCCTGTTTAGCCATAAGGATACCACTCTCACTCATAGCTCCATTACGCTCATTAGAGTTCATATACTCTTCATTAAAGACATTTTGATAGGTTTCTTTATAGAGGGCATCTGTCCTTGCTCTAGGGTTTGGGTCATCTAAGAAGTAGTTATTTTGCTTTAGCTGTTCTAAGAATTGGGTCTTTAAATCAATAGCTCTAGCTTCATCTTCAGTAGCCCTGTAACCTCTCTTATAAGCCTCTTCAGAGTGCAAGAAGCCACCAACCCTAGAGCTATCCATCTCAAGTCTTTCGTTAGCATCTTGCATACCCCTTAAGGTATCTTCTTTAACGTTCTCTTGATATTTAGCTCCAGCTATTCTCACAGTGTTGCCTGCAAGTTCTCTTAGTAGTCCGCCTATCCTAGCGTTTTGTCTAGCACTTTGTACGTCAGAGTTAAGACTTAAGTCAGTAGGCACATACATATTTATAGGCTGAGCTACAACGTTTGGTGCTGATGAGTTACGAGATAGCACAGGAGTTTCAACCCTCCTTACAGCTATCCTTGAGTTTTCTATTCTCATTTATTACCCCCAGTTTGATTTGAAGTTTGTAGCATAAGGACTTCTTTTAATCATCAGGTTCTTTTGTTGAGTGGTGGTAGTACCTGCCTTTGTAGCATTGGATGTCTCCATAGGGGTTGTACCGCCTGTTTGATTTGTTTGAGTACTTTGGTTCATCATCCCTGATTGGTTCATAGCTCCATATACTGTGCTATACATCTGCAAGCCTCCCACAGCTCCTGCTAGGGCTGCTTCTAGGTGGCTAGCTCCGTGTTTCTTGTATTGAGACTGAAGGCTCTTAACACCACTTGTATATTGGCTAGATAGTCTCTCGTACTCTCTAGCATTCTGAGCGTGTTCGTTCTCTTCATTTTGATTTATCACACTTAGGTCTTGGTTCTCATTAAACCTTGAAGCATTAAAGATAGCATCTATGGAGTTGCCTACTAAACCTCCACTTTCAACCCTTAGTCTTGACCTCTCTCTTAAAGCTTCAGCCTGTCTCTTTTGACGCTCTACTGCTGCCTTATCTGATATTTGTTGGTTCTGCTCTTGTAAGGCTACTTGCTGAGCCATCATATTGCTTTCTTGTTGCTTTACCTCTGCATCTATCGCCTTGTTCTGAGCTTTGTTTTGCTCTACTGTTTGATAGGCGGTAGCTGCTGCTGAGATAGCTGCCATTGCTATTGGTATAGCTATCATATAACACATATTAAAAATCTCCTTTATCTAAATGAAACTTAACAAAGAGTGTCTCTTTATCCTTAAAGGTTACATACTCTTTATCAAAGCTAAAGCCTAAACTCTTAAGCCACTTTATAGAGGGCTTGTTCTTTAGGCTCACATAGTTATAAACTCTTGTTAGACCAAGTTTAAAGAAGCAGTAAGCTAAGCCATCATAACAAAACGAGTTAGAGCTAAAGAGGTGCTTATTAAATAGCTCATCACTACATAACACCCACACTATGCCTACCTTTTCATCCTTAGGGTCTCTAGCAACTCCACCTGCACCTATACACTTCTCACTCTCATCAAGGAGTAGCCAAGCAACTATTGAGCTATCTAGGCTATCCTTTAGGGCTTGCTTAGGGCTAATATCACTTTGTGCCTTAAGCTCATCTCTCTCACGCTTGCAAATCTTAAGCTCCTTTACTACATCCCAATAGCAAGGCTTATATGTAAGTGTTCTTATCATAGTGGCTTATCTATTAGTGAAGTTAGTATTTCAAAGGAGACTGATTGGATGTATATAGGTTTAATGCCAGCACTCTCAATGCAAAGCTTATTATCCTTAGCTTCTCCACGAAGTATAAAGGTTTTCTTATATATACTAGGACGTGCTGTGCTTGTTAGGTTATCCCAAAAGTACCTTAGCTTCTCTTTATCAAATGAGTAATCTCTAATGCTTACATAGACATTAGCAGCCTTAGCTAGATATATGGTAGCCCTTCTAAGCAGTGTTCTACCATCTATTGAGCCTACTACGTCATTAGTAAATTTAAGAAAGATTGGCGAGAAGTGATACTTAAATGAGTACTTATAGCCATAGTGTAAGCCACCTGCAATAGCGTTTTGTAAGTCATTCTGAGTAATGCTAGAGGTTATCTCAGAGCCATCATAGTACTTTCTCATAATGACATTAGGGGTAACTAAGAGTTCTCTAGCATCCTCTTTCATAGCACTAAAGGGCTTATCAAAATCTACACACTCATAGTCTGAGCCTACTAAGCCTAAGTCTATCTTACCTAGTACTCCATCTCCAAAGGCAATATAGAGCTTATTATCAAAGCAGAATATCCCCGCTACACTCTTAGCAAACGTCCATACACTCCAAGAGCTTTGGGTTTTCTTATCTCCACTCCAAGAATACTTATAGACATAGAGCTTGCTAGAGTAGTCACTTACGAATAAGATGTCTTCATTAGGCATACCTGTTACAAGGTAGTTGCTACTTGATTTAAGAAGGTCAGGCACGTGGTCTGTGACACTAGGGGCGTCATTAATCATACCATCGTTTTGTATGAAGTACTCTCTTAGGCTCACACCATTACCTCTTGGAGAGATAAAGTACGTCATCTGTCCTAAGCTTACAGGTCTTACAGAGCCATCAAATGGGTAAGATAGTATTGGCGCTACGTTTATAGTCTTTGATGAAAGGGGGTCATTACCACTATTAAGGATAAACTGCTGGTCGTCTCCAAATATCATAAGGTTATCTCTACTTGCCTTTGCATAGTAAAGCGTTGTTACAGAAGTTGAAGGCACATCAACATCTATTGGAGCGTCATCAAGAGCGTCTGTAACAGTACCTGCAAAGAAGTTAAAGAAGTCTCCAACCTTCGTAAGGCTAACTGATTGTCCGCTTAGTATGCCAAGCCTATTAGAAAACAAGAATATATCATTGATGGTATTATCTACAAAGCTTGGGTTTGGGTTAGAGTTCTCATCTCCCACAGCTCTATCAGACCAAAGACAATACTCAAGTGCAAAGTAAAGACCAAGAGGATTGTTCTCACTTCTATATCTAGCTATGTCTTGCTTTCTTATTAGCTGAAGGGGCATAGTAGAGTTATCAAACTTATGGTAACCATTAGGCTCTCTATACTCTTTCCATACACCAGTTGAAGCTATCTTCTTACCTTCTTTTAGGTAACTCTTTTCATATCTTACCCAGTATGTACCCTCATCGCTATCTGTCTTACCTACTATCTGAAGCACAAAGCCATCAGGAGCTTTTGGAGGTAAGGCATTGAATGCTTGCGCTCTACCTTTAAAGGCTTTAAGGGCTGCATCTCCCCAACTATCTCCAACCTCTATGGTAAAGTCTGATTTATCCTTAGCCCAAACTTCTATAACAGCTCCATTTAATGACGTCTCAAATATCCCTCCAGCTCCTGCATTTATCTGACTAGCAAGGTTAGCTGCTATTGTCTCTGTTCTATAAGTGCTACCTTGATTGGTATTACCTGATTGATATGAGGCATTGACTGTGGTGCCTCTTTTAGTAAGGACAACCCTGTAATTCTGCTCTGCTACACCCTTACTTACATAGATGATAGCTCTTTTATCATACTCTGAAAGGCTGGTTGTGTTGCCACCTGATATAGATTGCTCCATCCACCCATCTACTTCTAGTGTAAAGGCTGTGCCATCCACCTTTCTAAAGTAAAAGGTAGGTCTGCCATTTTCAAAGGGGATGTTTGGCTGAGTAGCAGAGAAGCCTGTACGAGCATTGATTTGGTCTCTAAGCTCTTGAGCTATATCATCAAGTGTCTCTGCTTCTCCAGTATCTCTCCTTTTACCATCTACGTGTGTATAGGTTGCTAGGGTAACTCCATCTACCTTTATATAGTATGTGTGGGTCATATCTAGCCTAGCATTAATGGATAGCTTTACCATAGCTGACATATCAGAGTTTGAAGTAAAGCTATCTACAACTTGCTTCATCCTTACAACTCTACGCTTATTAACAATAAAGGTGTAGTCTCCTATGGTTGTCATAGCTATATCATTTTGTGGAGACTTTGTTGTTATGTAGTTTTGATGCTGTGTTACGCCTTCTACTGGATACTCAAACCCCTTTAGGTTCATAACCTTGAGGTCTCCCTTAGCATCAAGCTTTATGATGTATCGCTCATCTTCGTCTCTGTTTATCGTATGCCAAAAGGGTTTAGCGTAACCTAGACCTGAGCTAATGATACTCACAGGAGGTCTTTGGCATAGTCCATAAACTAATGAGCTTATGGCATTTTCTTGGTAGTTGCCTTGCGTCTCAAGCCTTAGCGTAGGGGCTTGTTGGCTCATACCATTAAAAAGCCCTGCATAGTGTTTAGTTATTAGTGTTTGCATTTGTTACCTTTAGTCTGTATTTAGGTCTTACGCTAGATGTGACAGCTTCAGGGTTGTTCTCCTTATCTAGTATCCTAGAGACACTCTTAGAGTTCATAAAGGATAGTGGAGCTAAGCTTTGACCTGCTAAGGCTTTAGCTCTTACAATCATCATCTCATCTAGTACGTACTTTCTAGGGCTGATAATAGCTGTTGGCTGATGTAAGAAGCTTGCTTTATATCTTGCATAGCTAAATACTGCCTCAGGTATCTCACTATCTTCTACACCCTCTTCGATGCCTAGCTCAATCTTAACCTCTCTTAAGGCTCTGTTGTAGAGTGCCTTAGGAGCTATTAGGTTTGTTATTAGGCTAGCTTCTGCATTATCCATATCCTCAGTTGTAATAGGTCTTTGAGCTTCAGTAGGTATAAGAATGCTTTGAAGTCTAAACATAGTCTTGTTAAGGATGTAGTCGTTTATGACAGAGTTAAACTCACTTTGTGTATAACCATAGGTAGCTATAAACTCATCTGTAACTTTTGCATAAAGCTCAGGTGGATACAATCTATTTGCTATTATTGCTAAGCGTAAATCAAGCTCATTTTGGTTCTTTTCAGCATCTGATATAACATAATCATCAGGGCTTAGGATTGACTTTTGAAAGTTATAACTAGCTATAACCCTTAGAGTTTGTGTTATATTACTAGAGTTACTTAGGTCTGTTGGGATTACATTACTAAAGCCATAGATTGCAAAGAGCTCTTTAGCTGTGGCTTCTAACACCTCCAAAGGTACTTCTCTTCTTGTTATGAGCCTTTTCTTAAAGTCTTGATAGCTTTGCTCTACACTCTCAATGCTTAGTGGGTATTCATCTACCTTAGCAAAGAGTATGGCTTCAAGCTTGATGAGTGCTAGGTTTTGCTTTAAGCTTTTTGGCAC